GATGAGGAAGTGCCAGAAGCACGGCGCCACGCTCCTGGTGGCCAAGCTGGACAGACTAAGCCGCTCTGTGGCGTTTGTGTCCAGGCTCATGGAATCGGGCATCAAGTTTGTGTGTGCCGATCAACCCCATGTATCTGACCTTACCATCCACATCATCGTGGCCATGGCCCAGTATGAGCGGGTACAGATCAGCGATAGGGTCAAAAAAACACGCGCCGAAATGAAGCGCATCATTAAGGAAGACGGGTTCTATGCCACCAAGTCGTCTGATCGCCAAAAGAAAATGACTAAGCTGGGATCGGAAAAGTGGGATGAAGTCCAGAAGGAAGGGCAAAAGGTCAAGCAGACCAGGGCTGATACCTATGCGCTGTCTGTCTGGCCTGAGATCCTACAGTGCCGCCAGCTTGGCATGACAAGTATGAGGGCCATTGCACAGGAACTAACCCGTCGTGGCATTCAGACACGGGCACGGCAGCGCCAGATCGACAAGGACAAGGCCGTGTTTGGCAAGCCTGGGTATGGGGAAGGGGAATGGCACTGGCACCCGCAACAGGTCAAAGCAATTATTGATCGTGTCGAAGGTGATAAATAGTTGACATTAAAAATTGTTCGCATAAAAAATATTGATAAAGAAATGCCAAAGCGATAACAGATGGTAACTAAATTTAATAAAAGATTGGAGAAGTATGACCAAAATCATCCAAAATCACGGCGTGAATTACGTTCTGTCGTGCGGAAATTGGGTGATGGACACGCACGATTGCTTGTCCCAATGCTTCACCCCGATCATATCCGATTCGCGTCTATTGTCTTTAAAGACCTTGCCAGGATATTTGATGGAATTGCTGGCGAACGGACGACAAATATTCAGAAAGTGCTAACCGCGAGATCCGTTTTGAAGAAAGCAAACGATGACCTGGAGAACTATGCGCGTGACGATATGTCGTATGTCTATGGTCTAAGGTCTTTATTCCATGACAGACACGAAACCTAATAAAAATGGTAGAGGAGAAGAACTATGTATCAACCAAAACCGCATAATGTATATTTAGATAAGAACTACCTTTTAATCAAAATCTTGAAAATGCTGGGCGGTGTCACGCTGTTCGCGGGACTTCTTTTAGCGGCCTATGTCTGGACCGTTATGGGCGCCGCAATGCTGGGGGTTCTATGATGAACCTCTTTCAATATGCGGATTATACCGCATTGCAGGGTGATTTGAAAGTCGCTCAATCCCGCTGCCAGACACGCCGCATCAATCACATCCATAACCAACTGAAGGCCGTGGTCACCGACATCTTACGGGATGAAACAGGGACAACGGTTGCCGTCAAGAACCAAGTGGGTTCGGCCCATGCCAGCGATATGGGGGGTACAAGATAAAATGGTAGGTAAACTGACGTCAAACGTCATGTGTAGCTGTAGTATCTTGCCCTATGTCATGGGCTTATCGCCGCACAAGACCCGCAACGAACAGTTGCTAGAAATGTGGGCACATAAAGAGGGGAAGGGCGCAGAGTGGGAAGGCAATGAAAGCACACATTGGGGCAATGTCCTTGAACCAGTAGTCCTCACAAAAGGATGCGAACGGCTGGGCCTGATTCCCGAACTTAATATCACTGAACCTGTGGTGCATCCGACACTGCCGCTGGCGGCAAGCCTGGACGGCAGGGCCGATGGCAAGAGCATGACGGTCCACCATGACCCGTCCAAGGGTATTTATGTGGTGGGCAATGACCGCATTGTATTAGACGGCATTGGCGTCCTTGAGAGCAAGGTAACGCGCAGTAGGCCGGAAGACTTCCCGCCGATGTGGCGCGGCCCTGTCCAGGTAAATGGCCAGATGATGTGCGGCGGCTATAAGTGGGCGGCTCTTATCATCCTATATGGCGGCGTGGAAATGCGAATCTTCCTGTTTACGCTCCATGCTGGCACAGAGAAATCCATCACTGAAGCGTGTCTGGATTTGGATAGACGGCTAAACGCCGACGAGATTGAGTATTACGATCTTGCCGATGCGGCTGATGCGGCTCTGGTTTATTCGCTTGGCGACAAGGAAGACCCTATCGATTTGCCAGCCGGATTTGATGATCTCTGCAAGGAATATCTGTTGCTGAAGGATCAGATCAAGGAAGGCAGTGAAGCACTTGGAGTGCTAACCGCCGAAATCCAACGGAAGATGGGCAACCATACAACGGGGCTGGCCGGAAACTATCGCGTGTCCTGGCCTGTCAAAAAATATCGTGAGCAACCTGAGAAAGTTATACCGGCCAAGTCGGCATATCAGGTTCGCCAGAAAACCATAAGCATAAAGGAGATAAAAAATGGGTGAAGTTGCAACAAAACAATCGGGTGTTCTGACGCCTCGCAATATGGCAGAGGCGATGCAGTTCGCGGAAACAATGGCCGTGTCTGCATTCTGCCCGAAAGCATTCCAGCATAAACCAGCAGATATTGTGGTTGCCGTACAATGGGCATCTGAAGTGGGGCTGGCGCCTCTAGCTGCCATGCAGTCTATGGCGGTCATTAATGGCAAGCCGTCGCTATACGGTGATGGGATGATGGCACTTATTGTTGGGCATCCAGAGTATGTTAGTCACAAAGAGTGGCGCGAAGGCGACGAAGCATTCTGCACCATTGTCCGTATGCGGTTTGGGGAAAAGGTTGAAACGACAAGATCGTTTTCTATGGCTCAAGCCAAACGTGCAGGGCTGTTAAGCAAAGCCCCCTGGCGTCAATACACAGAGCGTATGTTGCAAATGCGGGCGAGGGGATTTGCCGCCAGGGACAGTTTCCCCGACGCGCTATCGGGAATGGTTATCAAAGAGGAAGCCGAAGATTATCCGACAGAACCGGATGAACCTAAAGACATTACCGATCAGGTGGTGGAATTGCCCGCACATCCGATGGATGCGTCGTTTGGGAAGGGAGAGCCAGAAATTAACCCCCAAATTTTGCCCGTGAGCGACGAGAAGGCCGCTCCAGATACTTCGGGTCCAGAAAATACGGATGTTGCTGAGAACGCAACAGAGGAGATCTCAGACGAAGAAGGCGAACGGGCGTGGGAAATGAGCCATGAAGACGGCATAAAAGAGTTTCCAACAGCCGATGAATGGAAAACGGCCATGTGGAAGGTATGGAAAGATATTGAAGCCGACAAAGACATGAGTTTTGAAGACCGGCGCCATGAGATCGCGGAACACAAAAAAGATCACGACGATACGATTGATCGGCTAAAGGCAGAACATCCTGAGAAAGCAGAAGCGTTCGGCAAAGACTACAAGAAAATTTTACGCCGCCTGTCGGCCAAGGCAAAGGAATCACAAAAATGAGAGCGTCTTTAACACCCATGCAAATTAAGGTGTATGGTTTTATACGCCAATACCGAACGGATAATGGCACCGTTCCAACCAATCAGGAAATTGGCGAAGGGGTAGAAACCACATCAGCCAATGCCCATCGGATTGTCAAAGGGCTAATCGCCCGTGGGTACATTATCCCAGGACCGCCAAGAACATGGCGGTCTTACACCCTGGTTGAAGATCACGAAAACGTAAACCCAATGATGGGGGTGCATTCTGCTGCCACCGACTTTGTCCGCAAGCATCGCAAGTTTATGAATGCCGTTGATAGCGGACAGGAAACAGAAGAAATGGGCCATGAGGTGCAACAAGCACTTCAAAAACTAACCGTCGAAGTAGGGGAGAATGTGTGATGAATGACCGTCAATGTATTCAGCGGGAGTTGCGAAACGCAAGGCGCGTTATAACAAACCCTGACAAGTTTTCATCAAGCCTGATCGATACCGCTTGGGCTGTCATCAGGTCTGCAAACCGGCAGAATATTTATTTGCACCCTGCGCCGTTCGCTTCAGCGTCGGACGCATACTCTTGTTCGCCGTCGCAGCAATCAAGACAAGGCTGCTTGCATGAGGTGCAAACATAGTGGGATTGCACCCGTTCTAAGCGGGTGCTTTGTCCACACCACGGGCAGTCGATCAGTCTGTCAGGGATCACTTTTTAGGACGCATCGCACGATCTCCGAACCACCAAAGAACGGCGGTTGATGACATATAAATTACAGACTGAATTATAGTTTCTTGCTGCGCTAGATCGCTGCTGGTGGCGTAAATATACCAAACAATACCGACGAGCATGACGGTTAGCAGAGGCCGCATCAATCTGAGGCAAGCTGCTACCCAAGGGTACGGAACCTCAACGCCTGTCATCATAGAATAGCTTGCTGCCCTTGCTACACCAGATGCTTGTTCTTCTACAATCGCTCTTTCGTTTTCTAGTTCTTCGGCCCTCAACTCTGACTGCAAACGGTGCATTTCCATAGTGCGTTCATGTTCGCCGTTTGCTTTTTTTTCCTCAACATACATATCAACAAAGTTAAATGCTTTGCCTAAGACGCTGCCCAGGATACCAGTTGCACCGCCTGTCAAAACAGAAAAGATCATGTCCATCATGTTACCACGTTCTCCGTCTACCCATGTCGATATGGATGAATGTTTGATAACGCATTCCAAAACCCTTAAAGCCAACTTGCTCTGCAACTCTTTTAATTGTTTCTTTGTCTTTTCCTTGCAGCCTGACATCAAAAGCATGACCCTCTAGGTGCGAGGATCGCGGGGCGCCCCCGATTTTTGAATTATGGTAGGGGCTGCGATATGCGGAAGATAGATTGATAGAATGGCCAAGAAGGGTCCGCAAATTATCCAGAGCAGAAAGGGCATCCTCGTTGACGAGGATTTTTCCTGTGCCTTTGCAAGCGACTTCGTTGGGTTTGAAATAACGGTACGGCCAACCGTTTAAAGGTATCTCGTTGAAATGCTCAAACAGCATCTTAGTATCCAAACACATCCACGGGGATACGCCAGCGACAGGCGCCTAGCAGAATAAGAATTGCGACGAAACTAAGGTAGCGCACTGGCCTTCTCCTTTGTCTTATCGTTGTAACCGATAATCGTGAGCATTCCATCGCCCACCAACCACAAACATTCTTTTTGGTTGACGGTTCGTGTCATTGTCCATCCCATGCCACTTGCATAAACCGTCATATAAGAGCCATCTTTCGCAACGCCTCTTATTAATGGCTCCTCTCCAAAAAGTTTTTTAACTTGTAGGGCCATCTTTCCCTTGGGCAAGCATGGAGGTATAGCAGGGCCAGCTGCAACGGTTGGGACAGGCTGACAGGATATGAGCGCAAGAACGAGCGGGAGAATGAGTAACCTCGCCATCACTTGCCCCCGTTCATCAACCCACGCTGCTTGTCCTTTAACTTTTCCACAGCAATCCGCACTTCTTTCACATCCTCTTTCAGTCGCGTGATGTTGACTTTGTTTGACATATTCTGTTCAAGCCTACTCTGAATTTTCTCTTGTGCCGCTGCAATGCTCTCTATAAGTAAAAATTGCTCTTGGTCCGCAGACGCCTGACCTAGTTCACCACGAGGCCACTTGATCCTAAATTCATTGTTCTTGTTTATGTCTGCTTCAAGCGTTGATACCGCTTGGTCTAAATCTTTACGGATTAGCTGTTCAAATGTCTCTAATTTGTTCAGACGTTCGACAACGCCGAAATACCCCCACACGCCTACAGACACGGCGGCTACGATAGACAAAAGATTACGGATGGGCATGGAAATAGCCGAACTATCGCTCACCCGCAGATCGCTTGTCCTTCTACCTCGTTGCTCCTCTGCCATTACTGCTTGCCTAGATGTTCAACAGGCAACCACTTGTCGCCTGTCTCTCCTGTGTCATATTTTCGGAGAACCAGCTTACCCTTCGCGCACTCCCAGCGTGTACCGACAGCGTGGCCTTGGCTACGCAAAATCTTTCGTTTTACCTTGAGGCATTCGCTC